CATGATAGTATCACCCGTTGATAGACACTTAATTTTTTTAGGAACCGAAACCACGATTGGAAACTACGCTACTCAAGATGATATGTTCATAAGATTCTCGGATCAAGAAAGTACCAGCGATTATACTCCTACTGCAACTAACACAGCAGGTACTCAACGATTAGCCAATGGTTCTAAAATCATGGGAGCTATTCGTGGTAGAGATGCTATTTACATTTGGACCGACTCAGCCATCTTCTTGATGCGTTTTGTTGGTCAACCCTTTACCTTTTCATTTGAACAAGTAGGAACCAACTGTGGATTGCTCGGTAAGAATGCCTGCATGGAAGTAGATGGTACCGCTTTCTGGATGTCAGAAAATGGATTCTTTCAATACGCTGGCCAACTTCAATCGATGCCATGCCTTGTTGAAGATTATGTTTTTGATGATCTAAATAGTACATCTAGAAATCTTATTAATTGTGGTTTAAATAATCTCTTTGGAGAAGTGAACTGGTTTTACTGTAGCTCAGGTTCCAACGTAGTGGATCGAGTAGTGACTTATAATTATCTAGAATCCGTGATGCTTAAAAAACCGATATGGTATACTGGTTCTTTGCCTAGAACAGCCTGGGAAGATTCAGAAATATTTAATAAGCCTCATGCTTGTTATTATACAGATACTGATGATGCTTCTTTTGATGTTGTTGGTAACACGGATGGTATTACCATCTACTATGAACATGAAACAGGGACCGATCAAGTTAATGCAGGAGGAGCAGTGACTGCTATCCTTGCAACTATTACTTCAGGAGATTTTGATATTACTCAGAAGAGAGCGGCCCAGGGACAGCTTCTAGGGGCTCCCGACATGAGAGGAGATGGAGAATACATTATGAAGATTAGAAGATTTCTACCTGACTTTATTACACAGACTGGAGACACGAGAATCACTTTAATGTTAAGAGATTACCCCAACAACGCTGCTGCAGGTTCTTCATTAGGACCCTTTACAATCACCAGTTCTACTGATAAAGTTGACACGCGTGCAAGGGCAAGAGCTGTTGCACTTAAAATAGAAAACACCGCAGTTTCTCAAAATTGGAAGCTGGGAACATTTAGACTGGACATACAACCAGATGGGAGAAGATAATGGATTTATACAACACAGACTATTTTAAGAATTGGGATAATCAAAATCAAACTCTAAAGTATAACAAAAGCTTATCAGACTGGGGATCACCGCTGGGTGATGTACCTCTGGCGCCTGCGTTGGCTTCTACTTCTCAAGCTCCAAACATAAACGAAGAAATAGTCAATGAAAATATTCATTTAGATGTAAATAATAATTTACCTATTACCGCTAACGTTCCACGACCTGGTGAAAACTGGCCGGGATGGGGAATTCCTAGAGCTCTAGCGGAAACAGCATTCAGAATGAAAGGAGGACCTTATTATAGTCAGAAGTTTCCTTCTAGAGAATTTACTGAAGGAGATAAAGCTTATTCTCAAAGCGGCCTAGGGGGATATTATCACCCTGATGAAGTTTTTAATATGCAACAGTTCGGAGGAGTAGGCGAAGGCGATCCAAGAAAAGATAAATTTGGTAAAAATATTGTAAGCTTTGCTGACGATTATGAAGAAGGTATTGAAGAATGGGTCAATAAATATGGTAAAAGACACTCTACAGACCCGGGATTTAAAAAAAGACGGGCAAAAAAAATTGCCATGTGGAATAAAATACAAGAGAGAAAAAAAGGAATCCAAGATGCTAATCGGCGTGCTTCAGATGCTAATTTAGCAAGAGCAGGAATTACACATTCAGGCCAGGGAGGCGGAGGCAGTTTTATAGATCCAGGTGGACGTGATCGTGGAGGTCAAGGTGCATTCCAAGAAAATGTTGCGCAAATGAGAGGTGCAGGTAGATCTTACACAGATGCCCAAGGTAACGTAGGGTATTCGAGCGGAAGAGCAGAAGGCGGAAGAATTGGTTACAACAGAGGAAGAGTCGTTAATCCTGGTGGCTATGCAGGAGAAGAAGACTTCTTCGAAGATGAAAACACATTAGAATTTATGCAGGACCAAGGAATTCCTCATAGTGAAATGGCAGAGACGAGTCCATTCGAAATGAGAATACAAGAATTAATGGATGAAGGCATGTCTTGGCAGGAAGCTTATGAGATTGCTTCACAAGAATTCGCCACGGCAGAAGGAGGAGAAGACTCTTTCAATCAAGAAGGTATAGCGAGTATTGTTTAATGGCAAAAATTACTCAAGCCTTAACTCGTGCGAGTAAAGATTACGATCAAAAAACCTTTCAATCTTTAGTTAGAGATCTCGACGCCGTCATCAATAAACTAAACACAACTTTTCAAGAAGAAGTTAAACAGGAGATAGAAGCAAGAAGCTTCTTTTTAGAATAATGGCTGTTATTAATCAGTATAAATTTTACGGAGTAGATTTAGCAACCACGGATGAGACAACAATGTTTGATCCCGCTGATACTCTTCCCTTAATTAGTGAAACCTATATCATTAAGTCTTTACGTGTCACTAATAACACAGGTAATACACCCACTATCACGATTAAAAATAACACTTTTAACATTGTTAATCTTCAAGCTCTAGTGGCTAATGCGAGTACAGAAATATTAACACTCCCTTTAGTCGTGGAAGGAAGCAAATTATTAAAGATTACGATGAGCTCAGGTGACTCCGTCACCATTGGAATTACATATTTAAATATTAAAAAGGAGGTTACGGTATAATGCAAACAGTAAAACCAGCTAAGGTCACTACGACGATAAAGCACAAGCAAACAGGGGAGATTTATAAGACCGAAGAAGAGTGGAAAGCTAAGGGAATTGAAGAAAAAGACATCCAAAGAGATGTCCATGTCCTGATGCCAAAGCTTGATTTGTTCGGTAAAGTAAAGTAGGTTCAAAATTTAGGCGAAATTATGACAAACTCACAGAGACAACAATATGGTTTAGGCAGCTTTGTTAAAAAGATAGGCAAAGGTCTTAAGAAAATAGTTAAAAGTCCTATAGGAAAAGCCGCTTTATTAGGCGGTGGTTTATGGGGCCTCGGTAAACTCGGGGGTATTGGTTCCAGCGGCATCGGTAAAAACTGGTGGAGCAAGGGTCTGGGTTTCGGAAAGAATTTATTTTTGGGAAAACCTGCAGTAGGTCCTCAAACAGGACAAAGAACCGGCGGACTATGGAATTGGATCAAAGGTAATCCAGGCAGAGCAGCAATGATTGGTGCCGGTGGAATAGGTATGGCTTTGCCTTTTATGGGAGGAGATGAAGAAGAAGAAGTCATCGATGACTGGTCTGTAACTCCTTCAAGTATTGCTAACATTAGAAAAATGGCAAAGGCACAAGATCCAAGTTTAGCTTTCTTACCAGGAGCAGGCTCTGTAATGTCCGGATATTACGGATCCAAAGATGGTGGAATCGTTGGCCTAGCCAATGGCGGCGCAGCTGGAAACGCTCAAGCAGAACAAATGTTAAGAATGCATTATCAAAAATATCGTAATCAAGGCGGTACGATGTCTTACCAACAATTTAAAATGGCAGTCTTACAACAGGCTCAAGGCCAAGGACCCATGGCTCAGGGACAATCTCAAATGGCTCAACCACAAATGGCAGCTCACGGGGGAAGGATTAAGTATCAAGGCGGAGAATTAGTAGAAGATGCATCCATGGTTGAAGAGACGCCCACAGGTATGATGGCAGAAAATGTTGAAGAGGTTCAAGGAGAACCCACACGTGAACAAATGGAAGCTTTAGCAATGGAAATTTTCCAATTACGATTAGAAGAATTAGATGAAGAACAATTAATGATTGTTTATCAAGCAGCAATGGAACAACAACCAGAAGAAATGGCTATGCAGGAAGAAGACATCCAGTTCAATCCTCAAATGGGGGCTCCTCAAATGGCAGCTTATGGTGGAAGAATAGGACTAGCTAATGGTGGAGTACTAGGATCTCATGTTGCTGGATATACAACACCTCCAGGTTACAACCAATTTGATTATCCAAGTGGTGGAGTTCGAGTTAGAAGAGCTGAAGGTGGTATCATGGATCTAGGTGGCATGGAAAAAGATTATAGACAGGAAGGTGGCTTTGTGCCATTAGGTGGAAAAGAAAAAGCTGATGATGTTCCGGCAAGATTAAGTAAAAACGAATTTGTATTTACAGCCGATGCTGTAAGGAATGCTGGCGGAGGAGACATCGATGCTGGCGCAGAAGTCATGGAGAATATGATGAATCATTTAGAATCAGGGGGCCGGATCTCAGAAGAATCTCAAGGTGGCGGAGAAGAAGAAATAATCTCCGAAGAAGAAATAATTGAAGCACCTGATGGTGCACAAGAAATGTATGATCAACAAGCAATGTTAGAATCAAGGATGGCATAATGGCAAACGGAGTACCAAGTTATTTAGAAGACACAGCAAAAGATTACGCCAAACAGGCAACTGCCACGTATGGTGTACCAATAGATACAAGTAAATTTACCGGTCAACAATTTGTTGCAGGCGAAGATCCATTAC